ACTAGTGGTGAAACACAAGATTACAAACTATACAGAACAGCAGACCAAAGTATAGTTTATACATTCCAAGCTACATCAGTTGAAGAAGCAAGAGAAAAAGCTCAAGCTTGGTTGTTACAACAAGGTATTGATAGACGAGGATATGGTCTATCACGTATGGATCAACCTGCATCCGCACCAGGTAGCACAACTGATATACAACAACAAAGAGCAATACCCGGTACATTCACCGGTGCTTGGAAAGTAATGGCAGATGGTCAAGAAGTACATCGCTTCAGTGGAATAGGCAATGTTCAACGTGACGCTAATCGTGTAGCCATTCAATGGCTAAGAGACAATGGGTACGACCAAGGTACAGACATTGAAGTATTACCTATAATGAGTTAAATAAATTATGAAAAAACTAATAACAATAATATTACTAGCCTTAACTAGTGTTGCATTTGCACAAAAGCAAAAGCCAATGAACATATATGATTTCCCTATCACTAGAGTTATTGATGGAGATACTGTAGCATTTCAAGCAACGTTCTTACCTCCTCCATTGAAACAAGAACTAAGTATTCGTGTATTTGGAGTTGATACACCTGAAAAGGGTCATAGAGCAATGTGTCCAAGTGAAGACCAACGTGGGCAGGCTGCTACTGCATTTACAAAAAATGCTATCACTAAAGCACAGAAACGTCAAGTAGCTATTGCTGATTGGGATAAGTATGGTGGACGTGTATTGGGTGATATATTACTTGATGGACAAAGTTTAAGAATGATGTTAATACAGAATGGATTTGCAAGAGAATACTACGGAGAAGCTAAAACTTCTTGGTGCAACTAACACCCTTAGGACCGTAACTTAGTTACGAGGGTAGGCGGCTTCTGCCTTAAGCAATCCAATTCGCTACTGGACCTTATAAGTGAGCATAAATACTAATATGAGAGCAATAGAACTATACGAATCGGCCGCAAGTGAACTAGCTAAGAAACTTCCTAGCTTAGAGAAACACGACTATAATACCATTGATAAGCTAATGAAAAACATAGCAAAGAAACATCGTATAACCGGTGATGCATTGCATGATTTGTTTGTTAGAAAATATCATAAGACTCCAGACAGTTGGATTAAAGATAAACTAGATGAGAGTGAACAAGAAGATTTGAATAACAATCCTATTGTACAGAAGTTTCTTGCTTGGACAAGTAAGAAGTTGAATTTAGAAAATACTCCAAAGATAGAGTTTAGTTATGATAGTGATGAAGCACAAGAAGGTCATCATACTGGTAGACACAATCCAGAGACGGGTGAAGTATGGGTTTATTGTGCTAATAGAAATCTAGTAGATATATTACGTACTGTGTTCCATGAATTAACTCATGTACGCCAGGGTGAATTAAATATGATTAAGCCGGGTGATAGTTATCCAGGTAGTCCAATAGAAGCAGAAGCGGATGTAATGGCTGGCAAATATATTAAAATATTTGGTAAAGCACATCCAGAAATATTTCAATAAAGAGAATAAAATATGTCAATATCAATAACAGGTGGAATATCATTTAGTGGTGGAGTAGGAATAACTGCCGCACCACCATCAACTCCAACAGCAGGATGGTTTGCAGGTGGGTCTGACGATTCTGGTGTTACTTCAACAGTACAACGAATAACATATGCAACTGATACCGCTACTGCAAGTGTTCGTGGACCATTAAACGGCACCAGATATCAAAATGCCGGTACCGGTAATTTAAATTATGGATGGTTTGCTGGTTCACGCATTACAGTTGCTATTAGCTCAGTATCAAGGATCACCTATGCAACAGATACTGATACAGCAAGTAATCGCGGCCCACTAAGTTATAGTGCTTATAGTATTACTGCGAACGGCACAGATACATATGGATGGTTTGCAGGTGGTAAGGATCAATCACCTAGTGATTATTCTACAGTATCCAGAATAACATACGCAACTGATACTGGTACTGCAAGTACAAGGGGATCATTATCCGGTTGTTCATATCAAGGTGCAGCATCTACTGACAGCACTACATATGGCTGGATTGCAGTAGGATTTGATAACCCTAGTACTATCGGATACCGTAGTATCGTAACTAGGATAACATATGCCACTGATACAGTAACATCAACTATTAGAGGTCCATTAAGTTCAACTAGATCATCAATGGCCGGTACTGGTAGTACAAGTTATGGTTGGTTTGCCGGTGGATTTTTCGTCGGCCCGCCGACATGGGAGGGAATTTATTATTCTAGGGTAGATCGTATTGATTATGCAAATGATACCGCTACAGCAAGTGTTCGTGGTCCGTTAACTAGAACTAATCAAGGTCAAGCAGCATCAACCGATGGAACAACATATGGTTGGTTTGGTGGAGGAAATAATTTTTCAACTCCTGCCGGTCCTTTTTCTTCCGTAGACAGAATAACATATGCTACTGATACTGTTACTGCGACTGCACGTGGCCCGTTAAGTTCCGGTAGGAGGGTTTTTGCTGCCTCATCCGGTATACAATAATATAAAGGTTAAAAAATGTCAATAACAATAACAGGTGGAATAACATTAAATGGTGGTGGTTGGACTATTGAGGCACCACCGGCGGGTATTAGGGCTATATTTGGTTATGGAAATGATGGATCAGTAACATCAATAACTAATTTAGTATCAACTACTGGTGTTGTTGCCACAGATACCGCAGGGGTAGGGACTGCTAGATATGGATTGGCAGCCGCAGGATATGGCACAGATAAAGCTATATTTGGATATGGATATGCCTCTCCAAGCGCACGTTCAATCACCAATCTAGTATCAAATACAGGTGTTGTTGCTACTGATACAGCAGGTGTAGGTACTGCTAGAAATGGATTAGCAGCTGCCGGATACGGATCTGATAAAGCTATATTTGGATATGGTTCTATCCCAGGGGGATCTCCTTACTCAATGACCAATCTAGTATCAAACACTGGTGTAGTAGCCAATGATACTACAGGTGTTGGTACTGCTAGATTATACTTAGCAGCCGCCGGCTATGGAACAGATAAAGCTATTTTTGGATATGGGGTTACATACTCTCCAGGTTTCACTCCTTACTCAATTACCAATCTTGTATCAAATACAGGTGTTGTTGCTACTGATACAACAGGTGTTGGAACTGCTAGAGGAACATTAGCAGCCGCAACCTATGGCACTGATAAAGCTATATTTGGATACGGGTATAACGGAAGTACTAATGTATCAACTACTAATCTAGTATCAAACACAGGTGTTGTTGCTAGTAATACTACAGGTGTTGGAACTATTAGAGGAACATTAGCAGCCTCAGGTTATAGCACTGATAAAGCTATATTTGGATATGGATTTGCCAATAGTGGCATAGTGTCAATGACTAACCTAGTATCAAACACAGGTGTTGTTGCTACTGATACTACAGGTGTTGGAACTGCTAGAGAGGAATTAGCGGCCGCAAGTTACGGATCTTAACATTATGATTAACATAAATACATTTATTATAAAGGAAAATAAAATGATAGACTTAGAAAACATGCCTGCTCCAACAGCAGAGGAAATTGCACAAGCAAGAGAAAATGCATTTAATGCAGAACATCCAGCATCATGGACATGGGATGAGGCAGCAACTACATATGTTGCTCCAGTTGCTATTCCAAGTGATGGTTATCCATACTTATGGGATGAAGCTACAACTAATTGGGTACCATTTCCAGATTATCCAAGAGAATAAAGAATGTCGGTAACATTTAGTGGTGGCGGTGTAACAATATCAGGCGGAGGATGGACTCTTAGTCCTCCACCAGGTGGTAGTAAGGCTATCTTTGGATATGGTTATAACGGGACAAATTTGTCAATTACTAATTTAGTATCAAACACAGGTGTTGTTGCCAATGATACTACAGGTGTCGGTACTGCTAGATTTGGATTGGCGGCCGCAGGATATGGCACAGATAAAGCTATATTTGGATATGGATTCGGAGCTAGTAGAACGTCAATAACTAACCTAGTATCAAATACAGGTGTAGTTGCTACTGATACTTCAGGAGTTGGAACTGTTAGAAGTGATTTAGGAGCCGCAGGATATGGTACTGATAAAGCTATATTTGGTTATGGATATACAGGTGGTGTCTCTTTTATATCAATAACCAATCTAGTATCAAATACGGGTGTGGTTTCCGGTGATACTGCAGGTGTTGGTACTGCTAGAGGTTATCTTGCAGCCGCAGGTTATGGCACTGACAAAGCTATTTTTGGATATGGTAACGGTAGCGGATTGCAATCAATAACCAATCTAGTATCAAACACGGGGGTTGTTGGCAACAATGTTACAGGTGTAGGTACTGCTAGAGATAGTCTTGCAGCCGCTAGTTATGGTACTGATAAAGCTATATTTGGTTATGGATCTGGACCAACTGCAATAACTAACTTAGTATCAAACACAGGTGTAGTTGCTACTGATACAACAGGTGTTGGAACTGCTAGATATTATCTTGCGGCCGCAGGATATGGGGTAGGTACAGCTATATTTGGATACGGTGAGAATGGTAGTATTAATGTATCAATGACCAACTTAGTATCAAACACCGGTGTAGTTGCTACAGATACTACAGGTGTCGGTACTGCTAGACAATTATTAGCGGCCGCAAGTTACGGTTAATTATACAAAGAAAGAATAAAGAATGTCGGTAACATTAAACGGTGGTGTAACATTTGGCGGAGGGTTAACTCTTACTGCCGGACCAGCCGGTAATAAAGCTATATTTGGATACGGGTACATTTCAGCAGTAGGAGAGACTGCAATAACCAATCTAGTAAGTAATACAGGCGTTGTAGCAACTGATACAGCTGGAGTAGGTACTACCAGAACTAACCTAGCGGCGGCTGGGTATGGTACTGATAAAGCCTTATTTGGTTATGGAGAAGGAAATGGTACTTATTTATCAATAACTAACAAAGTAAGTAATACAGGTGTGGTGGCTAATGATACTGCAGGTGTTGGTACTGGTAGAACTGGAATTGCAGCCGCAGGTTACGGGACTGATAAAGCTATATTTGGATATGGCTACGCCTCTGGCGGCAGAACAGCAATAACTAACAAAGTATCAAACACCGGAGTAGTTGCTACTGATACGACAGGTGTAGGTACTATTAGAAATGGACTAGCGGCCGCAGGCTATGGAACCGATAAAGCTATATTTGGATATGGGCAAAATTATCCCACTTATTATTCGTTAACCAATCTAGTAAGTAATACAGGTGTAGTAGCAACTGATACAACTGGTGTTGGAACTATTAGAAGTGAGCTAGCGGCAGCAGGTTATGGTACGGATAAGGCTATATTTGGATATGGATATGCTTCCGACAATTCAAGTGTATCAATGACCAACCTAGTATCAAACACAGGAGTAGTAGCAACAGATACGACTGGTGTTGGTACTGCTAGGTTTTATCTAGCTGCCGCTGTTTACGGCACTGATAAAGCTATATTTGGATATGGAGTAACAACAGCAGTAACTAATTTAGTATCAAATACAGGTGTGGTTGCTACAAATACTACTGGTGTTGGTACAGCAAGATATTCACTTGCGGCGGCCGCCTACGGTTAAACAATAATTAACCATAATCATTGCAATACAAATCATTATATGCTATAATGCATAAATGATTAAGCTAACAGTTCCATTACCCAAAAGTATCATAATCGCATGTAGCGGTGGTGTAGATAGCATGGCAGTAGTTGATTTTCTAAGCCGCAAACATGATATCACTATCGCCCATTTTAATCACAGAACACAAAACGGTGAAAAAGCCTCTAAGTTTGTTTCCAAATATTGTAGTGATAATAATATTCCTATGCTATATGGAACACCACGTAGTCAAAAAAATAGCAAAGAAAGCCAAGAAGAATACTGGCGTAGAGAACGCTATGATTTTTTAAGTGAACTTGGTCCAGTAATCACCTGTCATCATTTAGATGATTGTGTTGAAACATATATCTGGTCAAGCTTACATGGCACACCCAAAGTTATCCCACTAACACGTAACAATGTTATTAGACCATTTCTAACTACTAGAAAACAAGATTTAATATATTGGTGCGAAAGTCATAATGTACCCTGGATTGAAGACGAATCCAATAAGAATTCCAGATATACCCGTAACTACATTCGCAATGAACTAATGCCACATGCATTACATGTAAATCCCGGATTACCTAAATTGGTAAAAAAGATTGTAGAAGGTAAACAAAATACTTGACTTCTCTACACAAACCAAGTATACTAACTAATTATTTAAGGAGAAACTATGTCGGATTATAATAGAACGTTTAATGGTGAAGCAAAGATTAAACTAACACAATTAATCAATGAAGGGATGCATGTCCTACATGAAATTGATACATTGAATGGTGGATTAAACGACACTATTAAAGCGGTTGCTGAGGAGCTGGAAATCAAAGCTAGTACATTGAAGAAAGCCGTGCGTATTGCACACAAAGCAAGTCTCGGTCAGACTAACAAAGACCATGATGAACTCAACACAATCCTAGAAACTGTGGGAAAAACGCTTTGAGTTATGTGGATGCTATTCATAGTAGGGATGAGGATCGTATCTATGTAGTAGAACGATCTCCTGAGGGTAAACGATTGTATAAAGAATACCCTACTAACTATGTATTGTATTATCCTGATAATAAAGGTAAACATCGTAGTATCTATGGCGATCCAGTCAGTCGTTTCAGTACTCGCAAACGACAAGAGTTTGAAAAAGAAAGACGCATACACTCAAATAAAAAACTATTTGAGAGTGATGTGCCAGTAGTCTTCCGTTGTCTAAGTGAAAACTATCTTGGCATTGATGCACCTAAACTTCATACATGTTTCTTTGACATTGAGGTGGACTTTGATCCTGAAAAGGGATTCAGTCCTACAAGTGATCCATTCAATCCTGTTACAGCTATCAGTTGTTACTTAGATTGGCTAGATCAATGTATTACATTAGTGATTGCTCCTAAACATATGTCTAGTGAAACAGCACAAGAAATCACTAATGAGTTTGAGAATACAATGCTATTCACAAACGAAAAAGAAATGTTTGATGTGTTCTTCCAACTCATTGAAGATGCAGATGTATTAACTGGTTGGAACTCAGAGGGCTATGATATACCCTATATGGTCAATCGTGTTACTAGAGTAATGAGTAAAGATGACACACGCAAGTTCTGCTTGATGGGTCAACTACCTAAAGCTAGAGAATACGAACGATTTGGTAAGAGTGAAACAACTTATGACTTAGTAGGTCGTATTCACTTAGACTATCTACAACTATACAAAAAGTATAACTATGAATCACGCCATAGTTATAAACTTGATAGTATCGGTGAGATGGAAGTCGGGGAGAACAAAACACAATATGAAGGTACTCTTGACCAATTGTATAACAAAGACTTTAAAAAGTTCATTGAATATAACAGACAAGATACAATGTTGTTAGTGAAGATTCACAACAAACTTAAGTTTTTAGAATTAGCTAATCAACTTGCACACGAAAACACAGTACTGCTTCCAACAGTTATGGGTTCAGTAGCAATGATTGAGATGGCAATTTTTAATGAAGCACACGAACGTGGCTTAGTGGTTCCAGATAAAAAACGAAAGGTTGAAAATGAAGAAGATGTCCAGCAGGCAGCAGGTGCCTTTGTTGCTACGCCGAAAAGAGGTATGCATGAATATGTCGGAGCAGTTGACATTAACTCACTCTATCCCTCGGTTATTCGTGCCCTCAACATGGCAGGTGAAACCATCGTTGCTCAAGTCAGACAAACAATCACTGACAAATACATGCTTGACAAAGGTGTGCGATTAGCAAGTGAAAAGAAACGTCACAAAGAAGGTGATGATGCAGTTACAGGATCTATCTTATGGGAGAACCTGTTTGGTGCATTAGAATATACTGCTATTATGAACCAAGAACGTGGTACTATTCTTACAGTTGATTTTGAAGATGGTCGTAGTGTAGAAATGTCAGCGGCAGAAATCTGGAAGATGGTCTTTGACAGTCATAAGCCCTGGATGTTAAGTGCTAACGGTACTATCTTTACTTATGAAAAAGAAGGTGTCGTACCCGGTCTACTAACTCGTTGGTATACAGAACGTAAAGCTATCCAGAAACAAGCTAAAGAAGCATATGGTACTGATATGTTTGATTATTATGACAAGCGACAACTTGTTCGTAAGATTTTACTTAACTCAGCATACGGTGCATTGTTAAACGAACATTGCAGATTCTATGACAAACGTATCGGTCAAAGTGTTACACTATCTGGAAGACAAATCGTTAAACATATGATGAGTACTATCAATGAAACAGTTGAAGGTATCTATTCACATGAAGGTAATGCTATTGTGTATGGTGATACTGACAGTTGTTACTTCACTGCTTATCCAACATTAAAGCCGCAGATTGAATCTGGTCTATTAGATTGGAATAAAGAAACTTGTATTGGTTTGTATGATGGTATCGCTGAACAAGCAAATGAAAGTTTCCCAGCATTCATGGAACGTGCCTTTCATGCTCCAAGAAAGAACGGAGCTATCATTAAAGCTGGTCGTGAACTAATCGGTGATCGGGCGATCTTTATTGTTAAGAAGCGTTATGCTATTAACATCTTTGATAAAGAGGGTAAGCGCAAAGATAGTGACGGACAACTAGGCGATATCAAAGCTATGGGTCTTGACTTGAAACGTGCTGATACACCTAAGTATGTACAAGAGTTTTTAATGAATGTACTACAAATGGTTCTTCAACAAGGTAAAGGTCGTGATGAAGTTATTGAAGCAGTAAAAGACTTCAAGCGGATATTAACTGCACAAGATAGTTGGACAAAAGGTTCTCCTAAAGGTGTAAACAAACTTACGATGTACGGTGACTTAGAAGCTAAGAGTAGTACGGGCAGAGCTAACATGCCGGGGCATGTACGTGCGGCATTGAACTACAACTATTTGCGTAGAGTAAACGGTGACCAGTATAGTCAAAAGATTATTGATGGTATGAAGGTTGTAGTATGTAAACTTAAACCCAATCCATTAGGGTTTACAAGTGTAGCATATCCTGTTGATGAATTACGACTACCCAAATGGTTTACAGAATTGCCATTTGATGATTCGGCAATGGAACAAACGTTAGTAGATGAGAAGATTGATAACTTATTGGGTGTATTAGATTGGGATATTCGTAGCAATACAGATACTAACAGTACATTTGATGACTTATTCAGTTTCGGTTAAATTGGTGTTGCAATTCGTAATATATTCCATTATAATACGTATTACAACTACCTAAATAGTTAAAACAAAGGAAAAACATGAAAGATAATTTACAAGATTTAATTCAACACACACATGGCTTAGGCTGTATTGATTTGATTAAGGTCAGTGGAACTGACACAGAGACAACTGTAAACGCAGTAGCAGAAGATAAGAGTGTTATTGTTAGTGGTGTGCTTAAACATCCTAGCGCAGAGTTTATTGGTGTGTTTGGTATGCCTAACTTAGGTAAACTAAAAACAATTCTAGGCTTTGATGACTATGATGAACATAGTAAAATCAATGTTACACGTGTAAACAAAGACGGTGTAAGTGTGCCAGAGTACATTCACTTTGAAACAAAAGCAGGTGATTTCGTTAACGATTATCGTTTGATGAGTAAAGCTATTGCTGATGAGAAAGTTAAAACCGTAATGTTCAAAGGCACTACGTGGGGTGTTGAGTTTGAACCTACTATTGCTGGCATTCAACGACTAAAGCGTCAAGCAAGTGCTAATAGTGAAGAAAAGAATTTTACTACTAAAACGGAAAACGGTAACTTAATGGTTTACTTTGGTGACCCATCAACACATTCAGGTAACTTTGTGTTTCATCCCGGTGTTACTGGTACATTGAATAAAGCATGGATGTGGCCTGTTAAAGAGTTCTTAAGCATCATGGATCTTCCCGGCGATAAAATTATTCGTATCGGTGACGCAGGTGCAACAGAGATTGTAGTTGACAGTGGTCTAGCAGTTTATCGTTATTTACTCCCAGCACAAGCAAAATGATTAAGAGCATTCACTCTAGTAGTCCATTCTTAACTGTATCAGGTGGTAATCCAGGTTCTACTTATATTGGTAATTTTAATGGTACTGGTGTGGGTAATATGCGATATAACCCTAACAGTCAGAACACAGAAGTATATGATGGTAGTACTTGGATTATTCTCTCGGCACATCACGCTACTATAAACTTAAGTGATGAAGCAGTTGGTTTGTTACAGTGGGCACGACAAAAGCGTGATGAGGAACTTGAGATAGAAAAATTAGTACTAACTAATTCAACTATCAAAGACCTCGTTATGCAAATTAAAGACAAACAAGAACAAATTAAAGTAGTTCAAACATTGATAAAAGAAGAAGTAAAAGTTTAATGGAACAAGATAATCTATCACAAAAACAAAACCCAGATTGGGCATTGTTCTTACCCGCAGTCAGTAGTTTTTATATCTCTGGCTTGGGTAAACAACGTAAAGGTGAAGAGTACTTTGATCCTGCACGTATCCCTGCTCAATTCAACGGTGATGTAGAGAAACTAAACTTTCTTAATAGTAAAGAAGGTCTCTATTATTACAAATGGGGCTTGTACAGTGCTGGTCATGCTAACTTAGATACTACTAAAGACGATCCTAGTGAATCAATCATTAGAGAACGTGAAGAAGGTACATTTATGTTAGGTGACTCTGGTGGATTTCAAATTCTTAAAGGTCAATGGCCAGCTGATTGGAAAGATCCTAATTGCCCTAAAGCTATGATTAAGCGTAAAGCAGTATTGAACTGGATGGACACGTACATGGACTATGGCATGGTCCTTGATATTCCTTCACAATCAATAACTACTTTTAATATGAAGGATAAGAATGGTGTAAGTCTTCATGGTATCAGTACTATCCAAGAAGCAATTACTGCTACCCATATTAACAATGAATACTTTATCAACAATCGTTCGGGCAAATGTAAGTTCTTAAATGTATTACAAGGTCGTACACATACCCAGTCAGATGAGTGGTACGATGAAATGAAGAAGTATTGTGATCCAAAACAATACCCAGACAATCACTTTAATGGTTGGGCTTTCGGTGGACAGAATAAGATTGATGTACACTTGATGTTAACAAGAATGATTGATATTATCCATGATGGGTTATTAGTAGAAGGTAAGCATGATTTAATTCACTGTTTGGGTACAAGTATTTTAGAATATGCTGTATTGTTTACTGATATTCAACGTGCTATTCGCAAGTATCACAACCCTAAACTTAAAATTACATTTGATTGTGCAAGCCCATTCTATAGTGCGGCTAAGGGTTTAGCATATTTCAATACTAATATTGAGCATAACAAGAAATGGTCATACAGTATGGAAAAGACTGCTGAAAAGAAAAGTTATGCTAATGACACCCGTAAATATAGGGATGCTGTATTAGCTGAAGGAATCCATAAACTCTTTACAGATAGTCCAGTAACTGATAAACTAGTGCTTAAGGACTTGTGTTATCGTGGTCAAGGGTTCTTAGGACAACATGGTAAAGAAACTAAGACCAGTTGGGATACATTAAGTTATACATTGCTTCAAAGTCATAATGTATGGATGCACATGAATGCCGTACAAGAGGCTAACCGTCAATATGATATAGGTATTGTACCTAAGATGTTGATGAATGAACAATTTGAACGTGTATTGTTTAAAGATGTTATTGACGAAATTTTCAGTAAGAAAACTAAACAGGAAGCAATTGATTTAATTGATGCTAACAGTAGATTATGGATGCAGTTTCAATCAGGTAGTCAGGGTATTAGTGGTAAACGAACAGTTAATGCATTGAGTAAGTTTGAAGAACTATTTGAAGTTCAGAATGAAATAGAGTTTGAAGAAGTAATAGAAGATAGTGATGATGCTATGAATGAAGTATTACATGAAAAGGTAGATTTAGATGATGACAATTAATCCATCACTTACACTGAAGTCAACAATGACCGGTGATACTCAGGAATCTGTTATTACCTTTACCGGTGGTTCAGATGAGATGTTACGTATAGCAAAAGACGGGTTTTATATACGTGGTAAACGGGTACCTCAAGATGACAAAGAAGCTGAAGTAGTGTATAATACATTTCATCAGTGGTTAACATGGGCAACACTTAATAGGGATTATAAATGATAGAACAACATGAACATGCAATGCACGAAAAACGTGTACGTATTAAACAACATGCATTACGTACAATCTTTGTACGTTTTCAAAAAGAAGGTATTCATAAATACCCAGCGGCAGCAACAGATCCAGCACTTGCTACAGGTGATGAGTATGATGTTAGCTTTTTAGGATCTCCACATAGACACATCTTTCATTTTGAAGTGTCTATTGAAGTATTTCACAACGACCGTGATATTGAGTTTATTCAGTTTAAAAGATGGTTAGAGAAACAATATTCTCAAGGCATACTAGAATTGAATTACAAAAGTTGTGAAATGATTAGTGATGACCTCTATGATGTTATTGCAACTCGGTATCCAGATCGTAATATCGCTATTCAAGTATCGGAAGATAATGAGAATGGTGCTACTATTGTCTATAACACAAACAAACCTTATCAACAACTAGCTATTTAAAGGAATATAAAATGGCAAAACAACAACAATCTAACCCACGTGTTCAACAAATCTTTGAGGACCTAGAAAACTATCTAATGTTCTGTCAGGACTATGGATACAAGTTTGATGAATCAACTCTATACGATATGCGTAGCTTTGCATATCGTCAGTTTACTAAGGCAGTAACTGGCAAGTGGGCTAAAGATCAGTGGCAGGAAGACGCACGTCCATGAACGTTGTGTTAGTCACTGGTGGTTTTGATCCGCTACATAGTGGTCATATTGAATATTTCAAGGCTGCTAAGGCATTAGGATTTTTACTAATAGTAGGAATCAATAGTGACGCATGGTTGACCCGTAAAAAAGGACAACCTTTTATGCCTGTACAGGAAAGAAAAGCTATCATTGAGAATCTATACCAAGTACATAAGGTAATAGAATTTGATGATAGTGACGATACTGCTATTGATGCTATTCGTAAAGTCAAAGAGATGCACCCACAAGCAAAGATAATATTTGCTAATGGGGGAGATAGAACTAAAGATAACATTCCCGAAATGGTTTTTCATGATGTTGAATTTGTTTTTGGAGTAGGTGGTGAAAACAAACTAAACAGTAGTAGTTGGATACTAGATGAATGGAAACATCCAAAAACATTGCGTGAGTGGGGGTATTATCGTATACTACATGATGTAGATGGTTGTAAAGTTAAAGAATTAACTGTAGAGCCAGATAAAAGTTTAAGTATGCAACGACATTTTAAACGAAGTGAATACTGGTTAGTAACTGACGGTTCTTGCATTGTTTATAGACAAATGAATGGCGGGTATGCATTACCTCCCATGCAGTTAAGTAAACATCAAGAGTTTAAGATACCAGCTGATTCCTGGCATCAACTATCTAATCCTTTTGATGAACCATGTAGTATTATAGAAATTCAATATGGTGAAAAATGTATTGAAGAAGATATTGAAAGAAAAACAAATGCGTAAATTATTTTATATGGGGCTAGAACCCTACAAAGCACGTTATACTCTACAACTACAAGAATGGAATGAACGTGTCTTTAAACGTAGAGGTATTAACTATGTTATCGTTCCAGGCGAAACATTAAGTAATGACCAAGCTATTGTGACGGGACAAGTATTAGATGCACATGGTCGTACATACTTTGGTATGTCACAACTTATGAATTTAGTTAAAATGATGAAGGCGGGTGAGTGTAGTGATGAAGATATTGTCTATTTTGAAGATATGTTTCAACCGGGTATTGAGAGTTTGCCGTATATACTTAAGCAAGTTCCTGCTAATCTCCGTCCTCGTATATTTGTCCGTTGTCTTGCTCAGTCAATCGATCCGGATGATTTCGTACATGTATGGGGAATGAGTGAATTCATGGGTCACTATGAAAAGATGGTTGATTCATTCGTTGATGGCGTACTAGCTACAAATGAAGAAATGATTATGCATATGAAGATTGCGGGATGGAAGGCACCATTATATAACATTAGCGGTCTAGCATTTGGTAAAGATGAAGTGCGTGGTCGTATTGATGGTCCATTAAAACCCTTCAATCAACGTAAGATGCGTGTAGCATTTAGTGCAAGATGGGATCAAGAAAAACAACCAGACTTCTATATGGATTTGATTGAAACATTTCATTCTAGGTCTAATACTAAGGTAGAGTTCTGCGTGTTCAGTGGTAGTAAACTGAAAAGCAATAACGAAAGTTATATGGAACGTACACGTAAACTTCAAAGTGAAGGTAAACTAGTTATCTATGAAGATTTGGAAAAGAATGATTACTATCAACTATTAAATGATACTAGAGTATTGTTTAACTGTGCTTTGCAAGACTGGGTAAGTAATACAGTTAGTGAAGCAGATACATTGGGTTGTAATGTATTATATCCGGCATATCGTTCATTCCCAGAAACGTTTGCTAATGATAATACACGATTATATATTCCTTGGAGTATTGATGATGCTATGTCTAAATTACAAAATTTATTGATGGCACCACATAACTATCAAGGACGTATTAGTAAATACAATGATGGGACTATTGACCGTATCTGTGATATTATGGAAGGCAATGGAGAACAATATTTACGCATGACTAGTGATTATCGTAAATACACAAGAGAAACAAAATACTCATAACATAAAGGAAATAAAATGAGCGCACAAAATGATATTGAAACAAGCTTGGCAGCATATAATACTGAGAATGATAAGTTTAACAAAGGTAATGCAGCCGCTGGTACACGGGCTCGTAAGGCATTAGCAGAACTAGCTAAAGCGGTTAAAGCACGCCGTAATGAAATTACAGCAGAAAAAGCCGCACGTGCAGAAGCAAAAGCTAAGGCTTAACCATGGCTCGCAAGAAAATTCAACTTGCAGAAGTTAGTTCATTGCCAGACTCAGTACAAAAAGGTAGTCACTTAACGGTGACTACTTATCCTGATGGCAAAACAGAATTAGAATGGGATTGGGACGCATTAGTTAATGAGGTACGTGAAGCCTGCGCTAGTGTTGAACTTGCCAATACAAAGCCGGCAGTTAAGGCTAAATCAAAAAAATCAGTTGCTAAAACAAAGTGATAAATACTTGTGTTACACAACGGTAACACAATATCAAAACAAAACCATCACAAAGGAAGGTTATCTATGAGTTATAATAAAACAAAAACAGATCCAGTACTGGGTCTACAAGTACACGAACACTTAGTTAGAATGGGTGTTGAGACTCCTACAATCAAGTCTTTGGTTCCGGATCGTAAAGATAAGATTGCGGTCATTGAGCCGTTATTTGCCGAGATTATGAAAACACTTGGTTTAGATTTATCTGATGATAGTCTTATTGAAACACCTAAACGTGTTGCCAAGATGTATGTCAATGAAATATTTTGGGGTCTCGATTATGAAGCATTCCCTAAATGTACAACAGTTGACAATAAGATGCAATACAACGAAATGGTTGTAGAGCGTAATGTTAATGTTCAATCTAACTGCGAACATCATTTTGTAGTCATTGATGGATTGGCTACAGTAGCTTATGTCCCTAAACAAAAGGTGTTAGGGCTTAGTAAGATAAACCGTATTGTAGAATATTTTAGCAAAAGACCTCAAATTCAAGAGAGGTTAACAGAGCAAATTTTTCACACCTTACAGTTCATCCTTGATACAGAAGATGTTGCAGTTATGATTGACGCACAACACTATTGTGTAAAATCACGCGGCGTAGAAGATACAGGTAGTAGCACTGTTACTTGTCGTTTAGGTGGTGGTTTCAAAACTGATCCATCAGCACGACAAGAGTTCTTACAAATTGCTAACAAAGGTTGCAAATAATGGGCTTTCGTAAACAAATGGACTATAACAGTGTTCATCATCAAATCTATATGAGTGGTGTAGAACTACATAGTAACTATAATGACGGATTTAATCAATTTGAAATCAAAAAAGACTTACATCGGATCAAATGGCTATTGGATGAGATTATAGCCGATAGTCCTACATTTGCCGGTGAAGATGAATTCTTAAAAGAACACGAACAAACTAAGATGTGGAGAACTCTTTCAAAATGATTTTCAATCACATTAAAGAACTAAAAGCACAAGGTAAAAAGATTGGTATCACTTTCAGTACATTTGACTTGCTACATGCAGGGCATGTTGCTATGTTAAGTGAAGCTAAGAATCATTGTGACTATTTGATTTGTGGGTTGCAAACTGATCCTACTATTGATAGACCTGACACTAAGAATAAACCCATTCAAAGTATTGTAGAGCGACAGATTCAACTTGCGGCTTGTCGTTATGTTGATGAAGTTGTTGTCTATCAAACTGAACAGGACCTTATTGACCTATTACTTATTCTACCATTAGATGTTCGCATTTTGGGTGTAGAGTATGCAGATAAAGAGTTTACTGGAAGATGGGAGGGCGGTGAGCGTGGCATTGAACTTGTGTTCAATGGTCGTGACCATAGTTTCAGTAGCAGTAGTTTACGTAAACGGGTAGCTGATGCCCAAATCATTAACACTCTTAATAAATAAGATAACCGGTCTCTTTGGGCTCATCCCGGTATACAAACTCTGCGTCCTATGCTATAATATAACATAGGAGAACACAATGGCAAACAAAAAATTCTTTTCAACAAAAACATACAGACAAATAGGTCCTGTCGCATATCGTCAATGGCGTGCTGACAGTCATTGTAACTTAATTCATGGCTATGCTATGAGTTTTCACTTTGAATTTGAAGCAGATACATTAGATGCCCGTAACTGGGTAACTGACTTCGGTGGATTACGACCACTTAAAGATAAACTAGAAGAATGGTTTGACCATACATTATTAGTCGCACAAGATGACCCAATGCGTGAACATCTATTAGAACTAGGTCGTTTAAAACTAGCAAAGATTACAGAAGTAGAACGTACTGGTTGTGAGGGTATTGCTGACTTCTTATATGAATACATTAACACAATCTTTTTACCTAACTGCGGTAGTGAAGAAGCAAAACGTGTATGGTGCTGTAGAGTAGAGGTCCGTGAGACTGATAGTAACATGGCAGGACGAGGTGGTCACAGGGAAGACGGAGAGTTTGCATAATGGCACAACTAAAAATTTCAGAACTATTCTATAGTATACAAGGAGAAGGCCGATATATGGGAGTTCCCTCCGTGTTCCTAAGAACATTTGGTTGTAACTTTACATGTGCAGGCTTTGGCATGCCTAAAGGTGAAGTAAGTAAAGAAGTAGAAGATATTGCCGCAAGGGTTCACTATTATGATGATTATAAAAAACTACCGTTGGTCAGTACAGGGTGTGACAGTTATGCTTCATGGGATCCTAGGTTTAAGCATCTTAGTCCTGTTCGCCCCACCGATGATATTGTTGACGACATTATGGCTATGCTTCCTCACAATCGCTGGATGGATGAGCACCTTGTCATCACTGGCGGTGAACCTCTTCTTGGATGGCAAAGAGCGTATCCAGAACTGCTTTCAAACGAGAAGATGAGGTCATTGAAAGAGATTACATTTGAAACTAATGGTACACAAGAACTAAGTCAAGACCTCTCTATCTATCTACAACAATGGAAGATTAACAGAGAAAAGAATGCACTTACATTTAGTGTTAGCCCTAAACTAAGTATCAGTGGTGAGAAGTGGGAAGAAGCAATTTGTCCTAGTATTATTCGTCAATATGAAAGTATTGGCTTTGTATATTTAAAGTTTGTTATCGCTACTAAAGAAGATGCATTAGAAGCTGATAAGGCAGTACAAGAGTTTCGTAATGGTGGATTTAGAGGCCCTGTATACTTTATGCCATGTGGTGGTGTAGAAAGTATCTATAGTTTGAATGCTAAGAATGTTGCTATTGAAGCAATGAATCGTGGTTATCGTTATAGTGATAGACTTCAAGTCCCACTGTTTAAAAACGAGTGGGGCACATAAAATAGTCTCTACATGTTAGATTATCCAATAGATGATGATGTATTTTACAACAATGCATTAATGAGAGGTCTAGGATCAACTCTTAAGTTTGCATGGTTGCCTAAAAGATGTGTGTTAACCGGTAAGTTGATTTGGTTAACATATGGTTATAGGGTTACAGCAATGTGGTCAGGGCCAGGTGAGTCCATATTTGAACACAAATGGCATTCTAAGAATGCCCACATTATGTGGTTATTAAAAAGGTAAATATATGTATGAATTAAGATATCTTGTCCGAAACGGTTATGACGGACCAGAAAAAGTGTTACAATATAGAACACAAAGTGAAGTAACTGATTATAGTACAACTACCCTTAACGGCAGTTTTACTAAAAAGCGTGAGTGGACTGAATGGCAAGATGTACCTACTGTAAAAGATAAATGAGAACATACGATAAACGAATTGGCTTCTTAGTAAGCTATCAAACATTAATACCACATGGTGGGATAGGGCAATTTACAAAAAGCTTCTGTGAACTAATGGACCAACATAATATTAAAGTTGATATCATTACCGATAAAGAACCACAAGATACTGAGTTTGTTAAATCTATCAAAGCAAATGTTATTGCCCCATTAGAATCACTAAAATATACTGACCACAGCAATATCTTTATGTATGGGGATACATTCTGTTATGAACGAATGGCTAATTTCCGTACAGCAATTGTAGAAGCACTGGAACATAATTTGTATGATGTACTGATATGCAACACATATGAAACTGTGCAGGTAGCTAGTACTATGGGACTTGAAGATGTGATTCAAATCATTGCATATACTCATTTAGAAAGTCAGATATTCACAGACACCAAGAATCCCTTCTTGTCTAACACTAATGTAGCAATGCGTCACCAATTAAGCTTAACGAATATTGATGTGGGTACACAGAGTAAATTCAATCAAGTACATTTAGATGAATCTTCATATCACTTGCCTATTCCTATTACAGAACGTGGATTACTGGAAGAACATCATAAGACACGTGAAGGTATATTGTTTGTTGGACGATGGGAAGAAGGTAAGAATCCTGAGTTGTTCTTAGACTTGATTGAACAAACAAACCTTCCAGCAAAAGTAATGACTAGTGCAAATGGTGCAAAGAAGTTTGAAGATAGACTACAGAAGATAGGTGTACCTTACGAAATTCGTGTAGGTATCATTGGTCAAGAGAAAGTTAACTTTATGACAAGTGCTAGAATTGCATTCAATCCTAGTATTGTTGAGAGTTATGGTATGGCATTCTATGAACAACATATTCAAATGCCTACATTAGTGTTAGAACATCAACGTTGGACTAATAACTTTAACAAAGATTTCTTTTATACTTGTACTAAAAAAGACATGGCAAGTAAAGCAAAAGAATTGTACGATATTTTTGAAAAAGCAGAAAGATGGTATAACTTGGGAGCATTGCAACATGCACAAGAACAAGAAGCTACTGTCTTTCATAAATGGAACAACTGTTTTAATGATTTTGAACCTAGAAAATCTAACAGTAATACAGCAAAAATATGCAATGAGACTACAATTAAACACGTTGATTTTATCAGTGATTTGAACCGTAGTATTATTTGTATTGATGATGTACGTAGTGTTTTAACCAATAAACATAAATTTAGGGTTATCTATACAGATGACGATACATACTTAACAAAAGATCCAAACTTTGAACCAATAGAAGAAGCAGAAGGTCTATCATTATTTGAGGGTTTATGAAAAAGATTTTAATTACAGGATGCTCAGGATACATTGGCAGTCATCTATGCAAAATGCTTGAGAATGAATATGAAGTTCATGGCTTAGATATTGATGAACCACAAGCGCCATTGAATGAGTTTTATCGTTGCGATATCAATAGACAATTTGCTATTCCGGGTGATATTGAATATGATTGTGTAATCCATTTAGCGGCATTAGTTCGTGTAGGTGAAAGCGAGCAGATGCCTATCAAATACTATATCACTAACTTGAATGGTACAATGAATGTAGTTAACAAGATAAAGACAAAGAACTTTATCTTTGCTAGTACAGGTGCCGCACAAGATTGTGCTAGTGCTTATGGTATCAGCAAACGTGCCGCAGAAGATGTGGTCAGAGAATATTGTACAACCCATCGTCAAACACCATATACAATCTTTAGATTTTATAATGTTATTGGAAGCACCGTCGTGGCTCCCACTAACCCCGATGGGTTAATGTACAATTTAATTAAAGCTAAAGAGTCGGGTGAGTTTACTATTTACGGTAATGATTATGATGTGTCCGTTATTGATGGTACATGTATACGTGATTATGTACATGTTAATGAGATATGTGATGCATTGATGCAAGCAATTGAAAAGCCTAGCAATAGCTTTGAATGCTTAGGACATGGTGTAGGATATACTGTACAGGAGATTGTTGATTTATTTCAAAAAGTCAATGAGTGTAGTTTTGATGTAAAATACGGCCCAAGGAGAAAGGGTGATTTACCTAGTTCTGTACTAGCTAATGTATCACCCTATATGCGTAATCTATACACTATGGAAGATTTATTGAAGGTTTAGTGTTTCAATAATAATGTAGACAATACATCTTGTCTATTAGCACTGATATCACCCTCACCTGGTGCAATGATAACATTCCATTTCTTAATGTTATTCTTTTGTGGAGTAGCCATCATCTCATTATAATCAATGATACTATCACGTTTTAAATTATATTGATTTGCCAATCTGTCTTTTAATTCTTCTAATGCGGCTGCGTCTTTTGGTTGCCAAGCACCATCAGCGGTCTTATCTAACTTACCATCCTTATCCTTCTTCAATAAGTCATAGAATAACTTACTTGGAACAATACGACTATTCTTAGTTACATCTAGTTGTGGATCTTGTTGTTTAACTTGTTTCTCTTGACTAGTACTTGCACCCTCACTCCAATTAACAATAAAGTTACTTGGCTTTTGACCTAAGGCTGCATCCGCTATTTTTGTATAAGCATAGAACTTAACATCAGGATGTGATGCCGCTAATTTGAATGCCAAATCCATATATTCTGGACTAAAGAAATCACCAGCATCATGCCAACGAATAGTTAGATTGTAACCACCCTTTTGTGCTAGCTTTTCTTCTTTTGTGATTTCTGCACTTAGTTGATTAAAGAATCCATCTGGATCATTCAATAAGAAAGTAAGAATTCTTCCGTCACTTAACCAAGGACCTTCAAACTGAACCTTACCACCCTTCATAGCGAAACAATCTACTTTACATGATCCAGCACCCGGACATGTATTAACTACTATGAGTTCGTTTGTACCTTCATCTAATGCTATACCGACTAGTGCGGCAAAACCAATGTTATAGAATTGTTCTAGTTCACCATTAGAATGTTTCATCTTCTCATTTTGTTTAAGAAGTTTCTTTGGGCGAACACCTAATGCTGTTTTGATTTGGTCTGTATCGTAGCGTTTACCTTCTTCATTGTAGTATTTGACTACACTTGAGCGATGGATGTAAGGAAGTTTATATTTGTCTGTTTTACCCTTTTCACGATTACGAATTCTATCTAAGTAATCATCTAGTTCTTGGCCTTTTAGTTCACGTGTTTGTGCTGGTAGTTTTGTTGCTTCTGCTACAGGTTGTTGTTTAGTAGCAGGTTCCATTGTAGCACGAATCTTGCCGATAGCTTGACCTATACCAGCGGCTCTTTTTTCAGCCTTTTTAAATTGATTTTTAGGATCTTGTTTAAGTCTATCTCTAGCATCTGTATTAGATTTTCTAACATAGCTTGCTAATGTTTGAGGAGACAATTCATCTAATTGTTCATCGGGCAAATCATCAGATTGAGCCAGAAACTGATCCATGCTCATAACTTTGATGCCACCTACAGCACCCGGTAATTTGGGTGTTGCACCCTCAAATAGTTCTACAAAATTCATTTCTTAAGATTCCTAATATATTGTTCAGCTAGCATTACTAATTCTTCCATTTGCTCTACACTCTCGCAATTCCATCTACGTAGTGCTAATGCTTTAGGGGTAGGTTTACCATTAGGCTTTTTCATAGGACCTTTGTTACCACTCATACGAGCACAAAAACTCTTGCGGCGTTTGGCAGCTTTTGATCCAGGCTTTAATTTACTAGGTTTGGTAGTAACTGCTGTTTGCAATTTGCTGCCTGGATTTTCCCTACGATATGCTTTCACTGCTTTACGGCTCATGCCGGACGTTTTGTCTTTCTTATTGACTTTGTTCCAGTCTTCATCGATACCTTGCTGAGGTGTTGTACCATAATGGCTCATATTATCATAGGTTGACCTACCTAAATGTGTGTTGATTAAAAACATCTGAGCATCCTTAAGACTCTTATGATTCATTTGTTTTATAAAATTACCATCTTTTCTTCTAGTTGTAAAGGGAGGTTGACCTGTCCTACTATATATATGTCCTATTTTTTGACCATCGTATATAAATTCATATTCTTTCCATGGATCTTTTGCTTCATTCATACCCTGTTGACCTAGTGGAATATTAGCAATATCATTTACAGTAATATTAACTAAATTAGTTGTTCCATTTGCTATACGGGCAAAGTGTCCCTGATTGTGTAAATTCATCATTGCGTAATAAAGATAGTTTGGGTCAATAACATCAGTTTTTACAACTTTAATGCCAATCCTTGATGGATCAAATTCTTTGAGAGGCTTACCCACAGTCTTATCACTACCCTTACGCACTAACCAAAAGTCAGCGTCTGGCATATTAGTAGCAATTTTTGCTATGTCTTTTAGTCTGGTTCCTGAACTCTCTGATATAATTTCGGTAAATCTCATTTTGTTATCCGTAAATAGTTGACTTTATTGTGTAAATATGTTACACTACATCTATTATTTATCACTTTGGACTATTACTTTGACAAATCAATCTATCAAACGCATCGGCTTTGCTTGTAAATGGGCAGAAATCAACAGTAAAGGCGAGATTGTCTCTGCTGAAGGCCTTAACACAGGCGGTACAACTCAAGCATGGGCAAAACGTAATAACCGTAGTGTAGTGGAAGAAAAGATTATGGATGTTGCTAAACGCAATATTATGAATACTCACGCATTGGTTAAGCGTGTTGCTACATTAGAACCCGAATTGCGTATGGTTCGTCTTACTAGTGATATGCTTAGTTTTTATACTATGGATGGATACAAAGAATTTTGGCAAAGTACTGATGTACAAAATAGTTTACAACGATGGTTTGCACCCATCGGTGAGACAGCTAGAGCAAATGATGTACGTCTTTCATTTCATCCCGATCAATTTGTAGTTTTAGCAAGCGACCGTGATGAGGTAGTAAATAAGAGTATAGAGGAGTTTGAATATCATGCAGATATGGCCAGATGGATGGGGTTCGGTAGAAATTTCCAGGATTTTAAGATTAATATACACATATCTGGGCGTAGAGGCCCACAAGGAATCAGAGATGTTTACGGAAGACTCAGCCCCGAAGCAAGAAACACACTAACACTAGAAAATGAGGAATACACACATGGACTTACAGACTGCTTATCATTATCTGATCTCGTACCTACAGTCATGGACATACACCATAATTGGATACGTGAAGGAGAATATATTTCCGCAAATGATGACCGGGTTAAGATGGTTATTGATAGTTGGCGCGGTGTTAGGCCTACTTTACATTACTCCGTCAGCCGTGAAGATATACTTGTCGGACATCCCGGATCACAATTACCCTCTCATGGTGCGTTGATTGAAGCAGGACATAGTAAACAGAAGCTTCGGGCACATTCCGACTACTATTGGAACGATGCTGTGAACGATTGGGCATTGACATTTATTGATAACTTTGATATGATGTGTGAATCAAAGGCAAAGAATCTTGCCAGCTTTAAACTATACGAAAGATACAAATGTTTGAAAAATTAAAGAACTTATTTAAGAAACAAGAGGATGCCCCTGTTGTTAAGAAAGAGCCTAAGCCTAAACAAGTTAAAGCTAAGACTGAACTTACTGAAAAAGAAAAAGCAACGGCGGCAGGTGAACCATACATTGCTATTACTAAGGTAGAAATCAATCCTGAGAATATCAATGATGGTGCATTTGATTTAGATTTCAATGACAAGTTTGTATTGAATCTTATCAAAGCAGGTTATAGACAACGTGAAGATGATACAGATGTAATCATAGTTGATAGATGGTTTCAGACAGTATGTCGGAATGTAGCATTAGAGATGTATGAACAGCAGGTAGCTGATCCGGAGAACCGTACAGAAAGCCGTGATGCAAGAGTTATTCGTACAAAAGATTTAGGTAACGGTAGAACAGAGGTAAGTTAAATGTTAAAAAATATTGATTTGTTTAATCCAGATTTTGTGATAGATTGCTCAAAATTAAAAAATTGTAGAGATATCTATGCAATTATGAGACACAATGGCATTGTGAAATCATATGTTTACGGTATGTGTTTTAAGCCAGGTCCATTGTCATATGACTTTTCAAAGGTTGGAATGAGTTCACCTAGTCTTGGTAATAAGAGACAATATCAAGTTGGTGAGCGTATTACTCGACAATTAAGTTGGGTACCTGGATGGGAAGAACTACATGTCCGTAGTTCACATGGTGCTGATTTTTGGGGAGGCATTGAAAATTATTTAATTCCACAAGGACTTTTGCCAGCATCATTCAACAAGAATGATGTAACTATTGCAGTTTGGGATGTTTCTACAAGAATGGTTTTTTCAAATGTCCATGAAAGTGATGAATTGAAGGCTACTACCTGGGCCGAGGGTGAATTAGCAAAGCAATACAAAGCTACGTTTGGTAGATTACCTTATCTCAATGTACAAGACCCTACTAATACCAAGCACTATAGAGGTGGATATATACCTAAATCTGTGTATAATTTGTTTGGAATGTAGTAAAAATACAACATTCTCATAGTTGACAATAAATGGAAAAGGTGCTATAATTAACTATTAAATCGCATAACGGACTATATTATGGCAGCTATATCATTCAAACTGTTCAAAAACTCATGTGAGGAACGTGGGTATACCGAACGTGTTTACGAGGAACAAAACAACTGCGTACTATATACCAACAACGGTGTAAAGTGTGAAATTAAAAAGAACCACTATACTGTGGGCTGGCTTGCACTTCCAGAAGATGTTGCCGAAATGCGTAAACAAATCCTAGGTCAAGGATTTACTGAGAAAACAGGTAAACGTTCCGAATCACGCAAAGATGCAAAGGACTTTATTAATATCCCTTTTGATGGTGATATACTTGAAAACTTTTGGGTCATTGTCGGTACCATTGAAGCTATTGAAACTATTGTACGTAAGGTACGTGGTCAAGCTATCAAACCGATTCCACGTGAAGTATCCGAACGTAATATCTTTGAAAAGATTGCCAAACGTTTCAAGTATTTTATTGATAATGAAGATGGGTTTGGTTTAGAAAATACTAGAGCATTACTTGAGGGCGATAGTATTGACCACTTAATTACCATCGGTCAAAGTATTAAACGCACTAAAGAAAATACTTATCGTGAACATATCGTTCCTTGTATTTTAATTTATAATCAAGCGGTTACAATGACTATGGAAAAACGTAGTGTAACTGAAGTAGCACAAATGATTAAAAACAATTTGGCTATTGTATTGATTACTAATGAGGAAGCTGAATTGCTTGACAATGAACTGGACATGCAAACAAGTATGCCCGACGGATGGACATTCGGCAATGATGTTTTTGCTCGATTAACAACTGCCCAAATACAATTGAAATAATCTAAATAGTAGTATATAATAAACATATGAAATACGCACTAATTGACACAGCTAACACATTCTTTCGTGCCCGGCACGTTGCTTCCCGAAACTCAGATACATGGGAAAAAATCGGGATGGCACTACATCTTACACTTGCATCATGCAATCAAATAGTTCGCAAATTTGGCATTGACCACGTTGTGTTCTGTCTCGAAGGCAGAAGCTGGCGCAAAGACTATTACGAGCCATATAAGAAAAATCGTGTTGTGGATACACAAGCACAGACTCAAGCTGAAAAAGAAGAAAATGAAATGTTCTGGGAAACATATGAAAAATTCACAACTTTTTTGCGTGAGAAAACTAACGTATCAGTATTGCGTGATCCTAAAGCAGAAGCTGATGACTTGATTGCTAGATTTATTCACTTGCACCCTGATGATGAACATTTCATTATCAGTAGCGATAGTGATTACATTCAACTGATTACAGAAAATGTAAAACAGTATAATGGCATTAGCAATCAATTAATTACACTTGAGGGTTATTTTGACGATAAAGGCAAAATTGTCAAGGATAAGAAAACTAGTGAGCCAAAACTGTTAGGTGACCCACAATATATTCTATTTGAGAAATGTATGCGTGGTGATAGTACTGACAATGTGTTTAGTGCATATCCCGGTGTACGTAGTAAAGGTACACAAAAGAAAGCAGGATTGATGGAAGCTTATGCTGACCGTAACAAACAGGGCTTTGATTGGAATAACATGATGTTACAAAGATGGGTAGACCATAATGATGTGGAACATCGTGTACGTGACGATTATGAACGCAATCGGGTATTGATTGATTTGACTAGACAACCTGATCAAGTTAAACTATCAGTAGATACAAACATTCGTGAGGGTGTACGTACAACGATTACTCCTCAGGTTGGCATTCATTTTATGAAATTCTGTGGTAAGTATGAATTGACTAAGATTAGTGAACAAGCAGATACATATGCTAAATGGTTGAACAATCCTTATAAGGGTAATTTGGCATGAACTTTACTAAACCGGACAAAACTATTAAAACAATTCGTCCAGGCGATCCGGACTTTATGATTTACAATGGAAACTTTATGGCTGCACGTGCTGGATTTGAGATTAGCCAACAATGCCCGAACAGTTACAAAAAAATAATACAAGAATGTATCAGTCATGGGTGGTTAAAGCCTGTGGCATATATAAAAGAAGTTGATTATACTTGGGAAAAATTAGGAGAATAAAATGACAAGAGATTACAAAAACCTTCAATATATCTTAAACAAGAATCCACAAGAATTGTTTGAGTGGTGGAACTCATTGAATGATGAGGATCAAGCTTATGCTTTGGAAATCATTACAGAATATCGTAAAATCCTAGAAGAACCAGTGGTAGAGGACTTGTCTTTAGCATATGATTTGCTAAAACAATTTATGTTATAATGGCAAGTTTAGCTGAGTATTTTAATGCAAACCGATACATGGGTAAATACAGTATAGGTGACCGTGTTATTGGTAAATGGAATAAGATTCCATTTGTCGGTACTGTGGGAAATGACACATTAATTAATGAGATTGAAGGACCAAGAATTAGTGTGTGTTTGGATTTACCTATTAAATATAAAGATAATATACATCGTGTTATAATTGTCAAACACAAGGATGTGAAATTATTTAAATAAAGGATAAACATGGATAATGAAAAACTAACAAAATTAGCAGAACAATGTATTACTGACGATCAATTTGCGGTAGGTGCATTTGCAAAGATATTAATAGATGAATGTATATTAGCATTAGATAGTACGGAGAAACCGCATGTACATACTACATTTGACCAATCACAACATGAAAGTAGTATTGCAGAAGCAAAGAAAGCAATTAAGAAGCATTTTGGATTTGAATGAATAAGATATCTACCCCCACTCCTTTGCTTAATTATACCTTACGGTATAATATGTTAAAAGATGCTATGGAATTATCAAAGGTCCGAGATATTGCAACGGCTCAAGATTTAGAAAAAGAAAAGATATTAAAAGCACAATCCTCAAGACGATTAGAACAAGATAGAGATTTCCAACATCATGTTGAAGAAATAAAACGTTACGAATCATTAAAACTTACCCGAGAATACCAAGAGTACCAATATCTGTATAATCTTGGTAAAACGGTTGACATGTACATTTAAACATAGTATACTTACACAGAGGAATAAAAATGACTAAAACACTAATTGCAAAACCCGTAGTAAAGAATCAATTCTGGATTGTTACTGATGGTAAAGAAAAAGTTGGTAACGTGCTAGCAGACGGTTCAGGATTTGAAGTTAAATTGAATGGCAATAAGAGCCATTATAAAAATACTACAGCTATTAAACGTAAGACAAATATTGAGTTTGAAACTGTACAAAAAGCAGATAAAACTAAACATGATTTACCCTTTAAAGTATATCCTACCACTGATAAAGTCTTTAATAGTATGTTAGATATTAAACGTAAACTACATTTATTTACAACTGGAGCTAAAAGCAAATGTTATCATGCGGCAGGTTGGTTTATAATCCAACAAGGACATGAAAAAGAAACAGTTTTTTGCCCTAAATATATCTTTATTCAGCGTTATCCATATCAAGGACCATATAAAACTGAAAATGAGGCTAAAAAAGCGATAAATACTTGATGTTACATATTAAACGATTTATAGACAAAGTATCCGTTATGGAGAGTAGACAGGGAAAAGATGTGGTCATTCCCATTAGTGAGGCTAGGATATTGCGTGATGAATTAAGTAAATTAATTATTGATAACTATGAATTGTTGCAAAATAAGGTTGTAGCAGAACCTGTATTACAGGTAGAATTAAACGGCGGTAGATTTTAATGAGTAGAACACAACCCAAGGTACTACTTGAACTAGTAGACAAAGTAACATATAAATGTGATCAAATTGTAGAAGCCGCTGGCATATGGGCTGTGTTTTATGATGGTCAACCTATTAATCTAAAAAGCCAACATTACTTAGATAATGAAGCAACACCTAAGTACAAAAAGACAAGTTTTAGTAATCCGGGACATGCACGTAATCTATGTCGCAAATTAAATGTACAATTTAAAACCGATAAGTTTACTGTGGTGTTTATGAATTCAGGTAGAGTTGTCTACCCAGATGAGTAAACGTAAGACCCTTAAAGAAACTATTACAGAAGTTGTATTGGCTCAACTTCCTGACTCTCTCAATCAAGAAAAAATTATACCGATAGATAAACTGTTGTTCAAGTGGTGGATGACTGGTCGCCAAGATGGATTACGTTTAACGGACACCGGGGATTTAGCATTTAGAATGGCAGAGATAGAATTTTATCAATATGAGTTAAAATTACAGCCAGAAACTCAATATCATGCTTATATATTAGAACTTAATAAAAAAATCAAATGCCCCTATTATATGGGGGTAAATAAAGATGGGAAGAAAAGCTTTCCTTATATACGATTTTATGATAGCAAAATAGCTATGATGGTAAGTTTATATGGAAACGTTAATGAATATTTAGATAGCATAAAGGTGAAAAGATGACAGAAGAAAAGAAAAGTAAGAATCCATTTATTAATTTAGCTAATGCCGCTAAGAAAGATAATAAGCATCCTGGATTAGGTAAAGCACCAAAATCACAAGGTCCTAAACCTACTAAGGGTAATGGTGGTGCAAGTGTTGTACGTAGAACAGGTAGGGGTGGTTAATACCACTCACCCTCATTACGCATACGTTTAATGAAGGTTAAATAGGTGCTACATACACCGTAGCATCTTAATTGTACAGTACTAAACAATGCTCTGTCTTTTATTTCAGGTAGAACAATAATACTAGTATTGTTAACCGGGACTGTCCCGGGTGTCCATAACTTATCGCTACTAGTTAATGCATTGACCATGCTGTTGGGCTGATAAAAGTAGTTAGGATATAGTTTTATTGATTGTGTAGTAAACCAATCATATGTGTCCTGATTACCACATTTAATCCAAAAACGATTACCCTGTAGATATTTGTCAGTTACCGGAATAGGAGCAGCTTCTGGTCCAACACAAAGTGTATTATTTATTCTCCAAACATCTACCATACAAGCAAATCCATTGTTAAAGGATTTACCTATTTGGTCAGGCGTATTGGCATATTCATAGTTTTGCCCGTCGTAAATTCCCTGATAAGATATATATAACATAATGTATTTATGTCAACGAAACAGTTGGCTACCGCGTTATATATATGTAGACTGTAAAATCTACTTCATTAACTTAAAGGAAACTTAAAATGAAAACATTAGCAATCGTAATCCTATCAGCATTGTCATTAACAGCATTTGCCCAAACCGCAACTCCTGCCGCTAAGCCAGCGACCCCTGCTCCGGCTGCTACTGCACCTGCTAAAGCAGAGGCGCCAAAAGAAGAAATGAAATTGGCTAAGAAAAAGGATGCTCCCAAGGCAGATACCAAAAGTGAAACCAAGCCTGCTAGTCCTGCAAAAGCCGACGATAAAAAAGCCGAAGCTTCTAAGAAGTAATCCATACAGACTCATAGCAATTAGGACCTGGGGACTTGATCCTAATCAGGTTCTAGTTAGTGATGAGGATATATTAGTTAATTCCCGTCGTATTATATTAAAGATTGAAACCTCTTTAAATAACGATGAGGAATTGACTGATTATGTCAAGTTAAGATTATTTCTAGCCAGAGAATTGGCTATGTCAAAATATAGAGAAATCTATCAGACGGCATAAATATATATGAAGTTACGGGTTCTTCATAAAAACCCACTTTAAACACACACAGGAGAAAATTATGTTTAACACAGCAACTTACGCCTTTATTGACGGCGTTTCAGACTTTAAAAAGAAATTCGTAGAACAAACAGTTCAACACGAAGGCATCAAAACAGCAATGAATACATTTGTTGATGCACAATCAA